CCGAGATTTATTTGTGTGCTAGTGTACAAGAAAGAAAAACGCAGACGAAATCTCAAGCCTTCGAAAGTAAACGAGACAAAAATTGTCGATCGTACTCAGGCGAGATGGGTGCATTGCGAGTAGAGAGGTTGTAATCGGTGGCCAAGATTCGTGACAGAATCGAGAAGTTGGCACTCGTTCCAAACCCGGACGATCGCGCGAACTCGTGAAGATCTGCCAAGTCGCTAGATGTCGCACGGTACCTGGCGAAGAGGTTCTCGTCGGTGACGTAATGATGCTCACCTTCGCTGTATGTCTTTTGAACGAAGGGATTGAGCAATTTGTCAACTTGGCGGATGTAAATCTCTTCCACACGAGAAACGTGGCAGTTTTGACGCATGAGCTCGAGGAACGGTGAATGGGTGTAAGGGTACATACCCTGAATGAGAGCGGCCTGAAATTGGCGGGCTCGAGGTTCCAAAGGGCCGCTTCCGGGTAGATCATACTTACAAGTTCCGGATGCCCGCAAAAGAACACCGATGTTGAGCACAGGCACCCACTTCTGGCCATCCCACACAGGTGAATGTTTGAGGAATTGCAATTCTTCAAACTTTGTGTGCTGCTTCACTGTGACAAGATACCCAGCACGTTGGGCGGCTTGCTGAATAAGGGCCACAGTGGCGCCGGGGGATTGGGAAATGGCAATCCCAATCAACATCACTGCCAAATTATTTACGACAGTGGTCAATACCGACCCTGAATACAAGACAGGCTGGCGAGGTAGGAGGTCGACGAAAGATCGACGATTAGCTACGGAACGCACACGAAGCTTGCCTTGCAACTGCTCCAGCAAAAAGGTGAGTTCGACATGCAAATGCTGCGGCACCCACAAATAAAGGAGCTCAAAAAGGACCAACCCATGTGACTTGTCACATGAGCTAATGTCAAGGTCGTAATACACCACAGTACTTCCATCATAGTACGCCAGACATGCATCATCAGAGAAGAGTACAACGGTCCAAGTGGAACGCGGGTACTGCAAAATGCCAAAGGCTCTGAGTAAATTCTGATACGATGCAGTTGGACAATACCACATAAACAACTGTGGTGTGTCATAGGGGAAATCATGCATGGTGATCTTCATGGCGTTGGCAAGCCAAGCACCAATCATTGATGCGTCGACACCGAGGTCGGCGACACACCGTGGAACCTTCCCCCACTTAGCAACCTCCACCTTAAGGGAGAGTTCAACCCTCCCCAACCTAAGGCGGTTGCCGTAAATCCCCTCACCAGAACGGCACATGCGGAAAAATGCCTCACGACGGAGGGCACGTTTTGGATGTGGATCGTCAAAGTGCTGCCGTTCTTCTGCCAAGGCGCCACCATAGTGTGGCCATGCAATACGAATTGCACGGTCAGCGTACATTGCGAGAAGCGGGCGATGTGTTTGGATGAAAATTGCCTGCAACTGGAAAAGACGCTCACACAACCCGAAATAAAATGGCTCCCGAACAGAGGTGAGTCGTGTAAGGCCAAGCGCCACACTGTGGTCATCACGTCGCCACACAACGGTGCGCGCGGAGACACAAGGCCCAAACATGGTCTGATAGAACGAGTGGACTTTGGGCG